CCCGCAATGCAGCGTGCTGCCACCGATCGGGCATACATCAGGGGCTGATGCAAGCGTGGCCGCGCTGGCGTAATCATGCGTCAACGTGATCGTCTGATCTGGCAAGAACGCTACGTTGCGCAGGCCGACGAAGGTCCGATGCTTCTCAGGGCTGGCGACGATCTCGCCCTGGCTGATTGTGTAGAGAAAGCTGCCGACGAACTGTTCGGTTCCGGCCTTGACCATGGGCGGTTGAAGCCACACGCCGCCGACATCGCTGACCCGTTTGCCGAAGACAATCGGGATCGTCTCGCCGGGCGTCGCGATCCGCTGCGCCTTGTCCAGGTCAGACGATGGCTTCTTGCTGGTCAGCAGCGAGTCGTCGAGCTTTGACCCAGCACGCGCTGGCCGCGCCTTGGGTTGCGGTGGCGCCTGAAATGTGGTGATGCCTTCAGGTGCCAGCGTGGCCGGCATCGGCGCTGGTGGGGGCGGCAGCGGTGCAGCAGGCGGCGGCTCTTGAGTTGGCACCGCCTCCGTGTAAGTCTTTGGGAAAGCACCCGACATGAAGTCGGTGATCTGCTTTGTGTAGCCTCCGCCCTTCAGAAAGGCCGCTCCACCCAGTTCGATCTCAGGCATCTACGGCTCCTCCATCGGGCAGTAGCAGGTGACCATCGTGGCTTCCATGGCCGAGACTAGAAAGATGCCATCGTTGATCTTGTCGACGCATAGCTTCTCACCGCTCGGTAGTTCGTAGACGCGCTTACCATCGCGCAGGGTCAGCGTCACATCAGAATGCGTGCTGCCGTCCCTGCAGGTGACGGTGAGATTCATGGCGATCAACCGATCCTTCATCGCCCCGTGAACCTACCGATCAAATCCGACGAAACCTTACGGCTCGGGATCTGCGCTTTAAGTTTGTCGATCGCAGGGTTGACCGTCCATGAGACTGTCGTATCGTTCAGGCTTGCCGATTGAATGCTGCCGATGTAACGGCTGACGATCTGCGCGCTTGTGGCATCGAAAGAATCCTCGCCTGGATCTTGGATCACCAGCGACGCGATCACGAGCGTGTCTCCATTGATGGCCGCATCAGTCAGATCGACCACATCACCCACCGCTGCCAGCACGATCGACAGGTCGTTGACCGATCCGGCATCAGCCGATCCGAACCCGCTCACATCAAACGCCAGATAGCCGTAGGTGCCAGCCACGTCGGTGTCGATCGTCAATGGCTGCGCTACTTGATAGAAGTTTTGCCATTGCCGCGTCGGTGCGCGCAGGCCGCCAGACATCACGCTGGCCCGGTCGGCGTAATACTCAAGGAAGCACATGATGTCGTAGTAACCCATCAGGCCAGCCCCACCGCTCGACGTGTGCCCATGTCATTGCGCAGCATGGCAAGCGTCTGATTCACACCGGCCTGCACGGCGCGGCTCATGTCCTGCGTGGTGACGTAATTGGTGCCATTCATCTGTGTGACCGGGCCAGTTTGGATGCTGACATTCGCGCTGGTAGGCATCACTACGCCGCCCTCTGCAAACCGTGGGATAGCAGAAGCGCCACGGCGACCAGCCATCCAGTTGGCGGCAAAGCCTGCTGCTTTGGACTGCGGCACGATGTACTCAGGCTCGCCGCCTTCGCCAACGAGCGCCATGGTCGGGCCGTTCACCACGCCGCCATCAGCGAATCGCGGCAGGCTCACGCCGGGGAAGAATGGAATCTGCGGCAGCTGCAGCACGGCCAGCGCGCGATTGGCTGCGGCGATCAGCTGGTTGATGCCGCCGATGGCGCCGTTGATTGCGTTCTGAACGCCACCGATGACGCCGTTCACGATGCCGCGAATGGCGCCAGCAGCTGCCTCGAATGGTCGGGACAATATGCCGCCAAGCGTTTGGAACAGCTGGCCGATGCCCTGGGCCATAGCGCTCAGGTTGCGGGTGATCGGGTCAATGAAGACCGACTTAAAGCCCTGCGCCGCAGCCTGCAGCACGTAGCCGATGCCCTTGAAGACATCGGCAATCTTGTCGCGGAAGGCGTAGATCGCCACGCCTGCAGCTACCAGTAGCGCAACCCACCCAACCGGGCCGGTGAACACAGCCGCAAGGATTGGCAGCAGGCCGCTAAGCGCGCCGCCGATGGCGGTGATTGTGGGAATGACCGCGCCAAGGTAGCCCGCAATCGTGGCGAAAATTGTTCCACCTGCAAACACACCGGCTAGGGCACCGCCGATCGAGATGATGGCGCTGATGGCGGGTGCCAACAACACGAACGCTGCAGTCAGCGCGCCAACCGCCAAGATGATCCCTTGAAGCGGAGCCGGCAGTCCGCTGAACCATTGCGCAAGACCCGCGATGCCTTGAGCCAGTTGTGTGATGAATGGCAGCAGAGCGGTGATCGCTTGGTTGAAGGGACCGGCCACCGATCGGGCGATGCCATTCAGCGCATCGTTGAACTTGTCAGCCGCCTGCGCCATCTCGGTGTCGATCGTTGAGGCGTATTGCCCGAGAGCACCGCGACCCTGGTTGAGCATGGGGATCAGGTTGGCGCCTGATCTGCCAAACAGCTCTTGAGCAATTGATGACTTCAACGCGCCATCCTCCATCTTCGAGAACTTGTCTGCGATGTCAAGCATTAACTCGTCAACGGGTCGCATTTTATTGCTTGAATCAACCGCTGAAATGCCGAGCTTGGCGAGGGCATTACCAACGCCCTTTGTGCCGTTCTCTATTGATTCTGCAGCTTTTTTGTAGTTAGCTTGAACAGCCGCAAGCTGCTGTGCTGTTGCCGCCTCAATCACTTTAGATTGAGATTCCGAATTCTTTTTAATGATTGACTCTTCTGCTCTGCGCCTGTCCTCTAATGCATCTTCGTCAATTCTACGCGCATCCCGAAGCTGCCGATCTCGCAATTTTTGAGCGCTTGCAAATCTTTTTTGTATCATGTTTAACTCGTCTTCTTCTTGATTCCTTAAGCTGTCAAGCCTTTGGCTTTTCTCTTGATCTGACAAAGACTGATCATTTTTAATTGAATCGCGAATCAAATCGTATCGACTGTTGACTTGTCGCTGTACCTCGCGCAAAGATTGATCAGCAACCTCACGCTCTCTGTCAGCTTGATCGTCATAGCTGTCATTGAGCAAAGTTTGCTCCCCTCTGTATCGCTTGTTAAGCTCGCGCATTCTTGAATCAGTTTCATCTTGCAATGCGCTAAGACGTTCTCTACCCTGATCTTTGATTAAATCGGTTTGCTCGCGCTCTCCTCTTCTAATCGCTTCCAGCGCATCATCACTTGATGTTTTGACTTTGCTTGCGTATTCGTCTGCGCCAGAGCTTGCGGCGACCAACCCCTTGCTGAACCTGCCCATGGCCTTGGCAACTTCATCAATCGAAGTGCCGCTGTCATCGGCAGCCCCTTGAAAACGGCTCAAGGATTCAACACTAACGCCGGTCCGTTTGCTGAGATCATTCAGGTTGTCAGCTGCGTCAATGGCGCGCTTCCCAAATGCAGCAATAGCTGCAATGCCCGCCGCAGGGACAATGGCGCCAAGAGCGCCGGCCAATCCGCCAGCCACGCCCTTGATCCGCCCTAGCGCACCGCCAGTCTCCTTGGCTTGCCGTTCAGTATTGCCAAGCGCTTTGTTCAGGCTGTTGATCTCGCCCAGCCCGTCAACGCTGGCCCTGACCCTAACGGCCGCATCCATGTTCAGCGCCATTTATTTGGCCCCCTTCTGCGCAGCCATAAGCACCTCGCCTTCAATCACCTGGATGTCCTCCAGCATGGCGGCGGGGTCCTCTGCTCCATACAGTCTAAACGCTAGATCCAGCGCAAGGTAGTCAAGCCCGATCACCCCAGTCGGCCCGCTGCGCCACTGAGTCTGACACCTCAGGAACATTTGCACAGCAGGCCATGCCTCCGGTTCAACCTCAAAGTGCTCCGGCTCTGGCGGCAGGTTGAGATCAATGCCGAAGGCTGCAGCGTCGTCAGCGGTGTTGTCAATGACGCCACCCTTGATCCAGTACCGCGCAGCCTCGGTCAGTTTTTTGTTTTCTTCCCTTGGATGCTTTCGAAATAGGACTGAATTATCGAGCCCGCTAGACCGGGGATGTTTAGCAACTGGGCTTTGCTGGTGGCGCTGAATGGCACCTCCTCGCCCTCGTCATCAACAACGCCGGCCCAGCCCGCCAGCACTTCGTCAGCAATCGAGATGTCCGAAACGTCTCCTTCAAACGGTCGACCAAACTCAGTCGCGCGTAGGCGTGCCTGTACCTCAGTTTGGATCTCGTTGATCCTTGACTGCGGCAGCCGCTTGAACTCCGCATCAAAGGTCTGCTTCTCGTATTTGCCGCCATCGGTCGGCACCTTGAAGGGCACCGGCCATGAGTAGGTGGCGGATTGCTTGAGGACGAATGCCATGCAGGGATCAGGTGAAGACCAGGATCATCTCATCATTGCCGGTGCTGCCCGGAACCGCAACCACTGGGATCGACAGCATGTGGATGCCGTCCTGATCTTCGTAGCTCACATCACCGATGTCGACCGTCGAACTTGTCAGTGTGACTATGTTGCCGGCAGTCTGGCCATGCTTGAGAGTCAGGTTGCCGAGCGTCGAATCAGACAGGGCAGCCGTGAAGTAATCCTTGCTGGCGATCGTAGGCGCCTCGAGCACGACGGTGCCGGTGACGGCGCGGTTTGTGATCAGCACTTCCTTTGAGCAACCGACCAACTCGCGATAGACAACCTCGTTGCCCATGTCCATCTCGACCGACTGCAAACAGCCGGCGTAGCTCAGCAGCTGGAAGTTGGTCGTGTTGCCGTTCTTGAAGATGACCGGCACCGCTTGATTGGTATAGGTCGCAGTAGGAGCGGCAGTGTCGGTCGGGGCATTGTAGATGCCCGTCATCGTGAAATCAAGCGTCGGAATTTCGCCAACGGCGCCATTGATTGTGAAGGTACCGCGGCAGCCGGTGACCTTATGCAGAACACCGTCGATGTTGTAGTAGATGCTGACACTGCTAAACGTGTCGCTCACCGGCTTGTAAGCCACGTTCGCGGCGATGCTGTAGACGCTGGTGTTATCAGGCGTGAATGTAGCGGTGGTCTTTTGAACGGTTGCGACCTTGGTGCTGCCGACGTAATCAGTGATGATGCCGCTCGAGCCGCTGCCGGTACCGCTGGTGATCGAGATCACCATGCCGTTGTAGATGTCGTTTGTTGCACTTGCGCCAGCAGCCAACGTGATGCTGCCAGCCGATCCGGTCTGCGCAGTGCCGGTGATGGCCGAGCCGGTGGTCGTCGCGCTGAATCCACAGGCCTGGATCACCCGGCCAAATGCGGGCGCCGTACCGGCGGTGCCGCTGCCTGCCATCTCAACCTGAAAGGTTACCTCGACGCGGGTGTTGGCCAGCAGCTGCTGTGATGCGCCAAGGTATGGGCGGATCAGCTCACGATCAACGGTGTCGCTTTGAAGGGGCGTGATGCTGAGATCACGCACCAGCACCGCATCAGTGCCGTCTGGGCTGCTGTCGGTTCCGTAGGGGCTTTCGGTTTTTGCCAGAATCAGGCGTTTGCGGCTTAGGAGCGGCATCGGTCAATTCCTCAAGGCTGGAGGGTTGTGCCGGCTCTGTTCGCTCGATGAGCTTGAGTTCGCCGGTGTGCGGATCCAAGACGTAGGAGCCGCCTTGGCCGTGGTATTCATTGACCATCCTAGCTACCTACGCTGTGGCCAGATTAACGACGCTGGTGCGATAGCGAACCAGGTAGTCGCAGCCAATCACGCCAGCAGGTTGATCAGCCTCTACCAGTTCAAAGTTGACGCCCTGCGGTTGCACGTCGATCGCATAGCCACCGAGCGTTAGGTCGGCCATCATCTTGGCGTGCAGGCTCTCGATGGTCGGGTCAGCCAACTGATCCGGCACATTGCCGCGCACAATCACCGCGATGCGCACCGTCAGTGACCAGTCCAGCGTCGGCAGGCTGGTGTTCTGCTCAGCCGTGTCATTGATCGGCTCGATCACCAGCGCTGGACTTTCACCCCTGCTGAGCGGTTCCACCCTGCTGCGATAGATGCGCGTGCTGACGCCCGTGGTGCCTGCCAGCGCCGAAGCAATAGCGGCCAAGATTGACTCGCGGCGCGTTGTCATGCCGATGCCACCTGAATCACGGTGCAGATAATCCCGGGGATACCGGGGTGCGCGAACGGACTGGTTTGGGCGGCTTCGGCGTGGATGTATGCGGCAACGTTGGCGGTTGCCCAGATCAGCTCAATGTAATCCGCTGTTCCCAGCTTGAGCACAAAGTTAACCGTTCCGATCACGTTGCCGTCGATGCCGCCATGTCTGGCGATGACGCTGAATCTGCTGTCGCTGTCGGCCACATCACCGCTGGCGCCGCTGCCGTTCTTGCGCAGCCAAACGTTGACATCATGGATGCTGGAATCGGTATTGCTGAACTGGATCGAGAACGTGAAGCTGTAGATGCCAGGGTGGTCAACCGTGATGCGGCTATTTGAGATGACCTTGATGCCGCGGTTGTCTAGGTCGTTCTTGCGCAGCAGGATCGGCGTTGGCGTATTCGCTGTCGCCGTCTGCGAAGTTGTATCCCAGAACGATCCCCAATAACCAGGGTTCCCGAAGTAAGGCAGGCCAGACCATGCTGTCCGACCATCTCCGATCTTCAGATTCTCGGTCTCGCTTTCAACGCCAGGCTCGCCGGCCAGCAGCACCGGGTTCTGGGATGCCCATGCACTGCGGGTATTGATCTTGAAGGGACCGCTCATGTTTTCTGCAATCCGAGCTGAACAATCTTGCCGTCATCCATCAGCATCACTTCACGCACCGTATAGGCCACAGCATCGACCGTGATCGAGCTGCCGCGGGTCAGCGTGCCAAAGTCAGAAGCCTTGGCGGTCAGTGTGTAGTCGGTGCTGAGCACCATGCCATTGGCTAGCACTTGGCTCGGCATGTCCAAGATGCCGAGGGCAGTAACGGCGCCAGCTGTGCAGCTGACGCCGAAATCTGCCAGGAAGATTCCGAGATCCTCCGTAAAGGCCATCAGCTGTACTTTTTAGAGCCGAGGCCGACGATCGTCACAGCGCCGGCACCAGTGCCGCCTGCAACTGTCACCACTGCCTTAATGAACCGCTTCATGTTGTCAGAGTTGACAGCGATTTTCTGAACCGATGCGGTGTTAGCGGCAGTGACCGTGAACGCGCCGCCAGTCACGTCGGTGTAGGTGCCGCCCGAGGTATCGGATTCGGTCAGTTTGCCGAGGTAGGTGATGCTGGCGCCGCCTGCTTCGGCGCAAAGGATCACGGCGATGTCGCCTTCATAATCCACCAGATCGATGGCGGTGCTGGCGGTGACAGTAGCTGTCACCACATCATTGGGCAGGAAGTTAAGGACCTCAGTTTTGGTCCCGAGATTGTGAATGGTCATGACTTAGCCCTCCGTCTGGGGGTTGTTGGTTTGCGGGTCGGCTCAGGTCCGAACTGAGCCAGATCAGCCACCTCTGCGATGGCTTCAACAGCTTTGCCAATACCGATCAGGAACTTGGCGTCAGAGGGGGATGCCTCAAGGACATCCCCGATTCTGGCCACCTGCCCTGCCAGCATTGTCTGCCGTAGGACCTTGATCAACATGATCAGAGGGTATCAGCGCCGCGGCTGAAGGACTCAGGATGACGGACGGCGATGTCCACGTCCTGCATTGCGACCACGCGGACGGTGCCGCTGGTGCTGTTGCTGTAGGGATCGACCATGATGTCGAGACCGCTGAAGTAACCGATGATCAGGTCAGCGAAGTTGCCGAACCACAGATCGCCAGCTGCCACTTGATTGGACAGCACGCCGCGGTAACCGTTGACCTCGTTGCCCTCCATGATGAACATGCCGGAGCCGGCATCTTTCTTGGTGGTCTTGAGGCCGCCGCGCATCGCAGCGTTCATCAGATAGACCGGGCTGCCGAGTAGTGCGTTGGCGGTTGCCACGTCGCTCTCGAGTGCCACCACTTCCTCGAAGGTGGGGGCAGCAGCGGCGAAGTTCTCGGTACCGATGCCGGTGGTCAGCTTCAGGCCGAGGGGCTCACTGTTGCTGCCGGTGCCGTACAGACCAGCCAGGTCGATCTTCAGGGCAAGAACGCGAGCCAGGTCGTTGCGGACCATGTTCTCAACGTCGATGCTGGACTGCAGCATCAGGCGACGGCTGTAGTCAGT